AATGGCTTGGTCGGAATCGTTGCAGTCCATCCACTCCCAAAGGGATGGAGACAAGGCGCTTTCGCTGTAGAAGGCACGGGGGAAGCCTTCGAAGTCTTGAAACATCAGTTCGGGGTCCGACTCGTCCGAATGAAGCTCTAGGCAGGCAGCCTGAAAGGTTTCGGGCGTGTGTCCGTCTAACTTAATCCAAGCGCCTTTGATGGATCCGGAGTTATATTTGGCGTAGGTGCCAACGTACACGGCGGGAGATACTTCGGTGTAGTTTTGTGTTTTCATGTTTGTTTGGTTTGGTTTGGTTTGGTTTGGTTATGGGTTGTGGGAGAGGGGTTTATCGCATTTGACGCAAGGCCATTGCATACGTTGCACAGCAGAGAGTGCCAATAAGGGTCACTTCTAAGGCGTTGAGATTGAGCGTGCCGAGAGCGACAGCGTCAAGAGTGCTGAGCGAGAGCATCAGGAAGGTGAAGGTGTTGGTTTTCATTGGTTTGGATGGTTTGGGGGTGATTAGGGTTGGGTTGCGAAAAGCTTTTTGTACCAAGGGAGCGCTGCATATGCGGCGCGGTCCGTAATGAGTTGCATCTGAGCCAGATAATCAGCTTCTATGCGGTCCAGTTCACGCAACTCGAAGGCGGTACCAGAAAGCACTGAAGCCTTTAGAGGGTTGGCGTCGTACCAGCTTTCGGCTTTCGCGCGGTCTGCTTGTACCTTTTGGCGCTTGGCTTGGATTGAGGCGAGGAAGTTGTTGGTTTGCATGGGTTTGTGTTGGTTTTGTCTCGCTTGCACGTTGCAAGCTTGGTGCAAGGTTGGCGCAAATGGGGAGGGGTGGCAAGTGCGAAAAAGCGCAAAAAGTGCGTATCGGGAGGAAGGATGTTCTCGCATCAGAGCCTATGTTGAGAATCTTTTAGGAACTGATGGCACTTGATAGGAATGTTACGGGAAGGGCTAAAGGAACTCCGAACAAGTTCACTGCCTTCCTTAAAGAGGCGATGCAAACATCCTTTGAGCGTCTTGGCGGTCCCGCGTATCTGGAGGAAGTGGGAAGGCGTGATCCGAAGACATACTGCGCTCTTTTGGGGAAGATGTTTCCTCGAGTCGACAAACGGGAAGAGACAAACGGGCCCGTTTCCACGCTATCAGACGCCGAAATCCGGCAAAGAGTCGCGGGTATGTTACGAGAGGGGCTGAGTGCGGGGGGCATCGAAACAGGGGAAGTAGTTGACGCTGTGGAGGTTGGAGAGAAAAGTGGTACCTGAAGTTCAAGTATCCATGTCCGTTATTGTATTGCGTAATAGGTTTAAATCATAAACATCTAGCCGTCCTAATGAATACCTAAAACCCCCTTAGGGGGGTGGGGAACTTACAGCGGAAACGGCGGCGTCTCCGCGAATCTCGCTATTAACCCGTGAAAGAACTCAGTCCCGAAGAGAAAGCAGAACTCGTCTTGTGTTTGGAGGAGCTCCAGCGCCGCAAGCGCGAGCGCCGTTTGCTCGGTTACTACCCCGACACCGGACCGCTCAGGCGGGAGCTTTACAAGAAGCACCTAGCCTTCTTCGAGGCGGGGGCGAAGTACAAGGAGCGTCTGATGATGGCAGCCAACCGCGTCGGCAAGACGGAAGGCATCGGCGGCTTCGAGATGGCGGTACACTTGACGGGCCGGTACCCCTCATGGTGGACGGGCCGCCGGTTCGAGCGCCCCATCTCAGCGTGGGCGGCAGGGGACACCGGTAAGACCTCACGGGACATCTTGCAGACGAAGCTGCTGGGACCGGCGGGGAGCCACGGCACTGGCCTCATCCCGAAGGAAGACATCCTGCGGGTGTCGGCCAAGGCCGGTATCGCAGACGCGGTGGAGATCATCGTGGTGCGGCACGCATCAGGGGGCGAGTCGCGGTTAACGCTCAAGAGCTACGACCAGCGTCGCGAGAGCTTCCAGGGGACGGAGCAGGACATCATCTGGCTGGACGAGGAGCCACCGCTGGACATCTACACAGAGTCGCTGCTGCGAACGATGACGAACGACGGTATGGTGATGCTGACGTTCACGCCGCTCTTGGGGATGAGTGAGACGGTGATGGCGTTCTTGAGAGACGGGGAGGTGTGCGAGCGGGCGGAGGGGACGAAGTTCGTGGGGATGGCGACGTGGGACGACGTGCCGCACCTGAGCCAGAAGCAGAAGGAGGACCTGTGGTCGAGCATACCGCCTTTCCAGAGGGACGCGCGGTCGAAGGGTGTGCCGCAGTTGGGGGCAGGGGCGATATATCCGGTGCCTGAGAGCGAGCTTGTGGTGCCTGACTTCGAGGTACCGGTGCACTGGCCTAGGGTGTTTGGGATGGATGTGGGGTGGAACAAGACAGCGGCAGTGTTTGGGGCGTTGGACCAGCAGAGTGACACGTTGTATTTGTACTCGGAGCATTACAGGGGGCAGGCGGAGCCGGCGATTCATGCGGAGGCGATAAACGCGAGGGGGCGTGGGATACCTGGGGTGATTGACCCTGCCTCCCGTGGCAGAACGCAGGTCGACGGGCAGCAGTTATTTGTGCGGTACCGGCAGATGGGCTTGGACTTGACGGTGGCGAACAACGCGGTGGAGACGGGGATATACGACGTGTGGCAGCGGATGTCGACGGGGCGCTTGAAGGTGTTCAAGAGCATGACGAACTGGGTGGCGGAGTTCCGGTTGTACCGGCGGGACGACAAGGGCAGAGTCGTGAAGGAGAACGACCACTTGATGGATGCGACGCGGTACTTGGTGGTGAGCGGGCTGAATCGAGCGGCCTTGAGTCTGAAGAAGCGGATGCAGAAGCTCATTGACGTGGTACCGGTGATGAACTTCTTCTCGAGGAAGTAGCAGGCCCCGAGCCCCATTGACACAAGCCCTTAAACCCGCATGATGATGAGCATGAAGAACGATCCGGTTAAGGTCCACGCGGACGCGCTTGCGGAGTTTGACCGCATACAAGAGGTGCTCAGAAACGAGCGTTTGCAGTGCCTGCAAGACCGCCGGTTTTGTTCGATTCCCGGGGCTCAGTGGGAGGGCCCTCTCTCTGAGCAGTACGAGAACCGGCCTCGGTTCGAGGTGAACAAGACGCAGCTGGCGGTGATGCGCATCATTAACGACTACCGGTCGAACCGCATCACGGTGGAGTACGTCCCCAAGGAGAAAGAGTACGAGTCACTGGCGGAGACGTGCAACGGTCTATTTCGGGCGACGGAAGTGGACTCAAGCGCGGAAGAAGCGTACGACAACGCCTTTGAAGAGGCGGTGACCGGTGGTTTTGGGGCGCTGCGTTTGCGCAACGAGTACGAGGACGAGTACAGCGGTGAGAGCGACGAGCAGCGCATCTGCATTGAGCCGATTTACGACGCGGACAGCTCGGTGTACTTTGACTTGAACGCGAAGCGGCAGGACAAGGCAGACGCGAAGCGGTGCTTTGTGATTACGGCCTTAACCCGTGAGGACTACGAAGCGGAGTGGGGGGATGATCCAACGACGTGGCCGAAAGAGATTACGCGCACCCAGTTCGACTGGCAGACGCCGGACGTGGTGTACGTTGCGGAGTACTACCGCGTGGAGGAGACGACGGACTACATGGTGACGTTTGAGGGGCTTACGGGAGACGAGGAAAAGGAGCTTTTGTCGGTGCTCAAGGAAGGCAAGATGGAGGAGATGGAGGCGCTTGGGTACAAGGAAGTTAAGCGCAAGAAGATTAAGCAGAAGAAGGTTCACAAGTGGATTATGTCTGGGGGCAAGATCCTTGAGGACTGCGGGTACATTGCTGGGCGGTGCATTCCGATTGTGCCGGTGTACGGCAAGCGCTGGTTTGTGGACAACGTGGAGCGGTGCATGGGGCATGTTCGGCTGGCGAAAGATATGCAGCGCCTTAAGAATATGCAGCTCTCTAAGCTCGCAGAGATTTCGGCGCTCTCGTCCATGGAGAAGCCCATTTTCATGCCTGAACAGGTAGCGGGGCATCAGGTGATGTGGGCGGAAGATAACCTCAAGAACTACCCGTACCTGCTGGTGAACGGCATTACGGACGCGCAAGGCGCGGTGCAACCGGCGCCGCCGTTGGCGTACACGAAATCCCCTCAGATTCCGCCGGCGATGGGGGCGCTTTTGCAGGTAACAGACGTCGATATGCAGCAGCTCCTTGGGAGCCAAGGCAACGGGGACAAGATGGTGTCCCACGTTACGAGCAAAGCCGTGGACTTGGTGATGCAGCGGCTCGATATGCAGAGCTACATCTACGTCTCCAACATGGCCAAGGCCATTAAGCGCGTGGGCGAGATTTGGCTGTCCATGGCTAAAGACGTGTTCGTGGAAGATAAGCGCAAGATGAAGGTTGTGACGTCCAACGGCGAGCAGGACGAGATTGAGCTCATGACACCGGTGATTAACCCTGAGAGCGGTGAGCTTGAGTACGACAACGACCTGTCTGAAGCCGAGTTTGACGTGGCGGTGGACGTGGGACCGTCTTCAACAACGAAGCGGCAAGCGACGGTGCAGGCGCTGCTCTCGATGATGGCGGTAACGCAAGACCCTGAGACAATGAACGTGCTCTCGTCGATGGCGATGATGAACATG